ACCGAGTGTAGCACAGCCTGGTAGTGCACTTGCTTTGGGAGCAAGGGGTCGTAGGTTCGAATCCTACTACTCGGACCAAATTAGCCCCATTAGTTAAATGGTAGAACATCGGTTTTGTAATCCGAGGACGGCAGTTCGATTCTGTCATGGGGCACCAACATAGGAGAGTTTATGAGCGAACGTAAAAAACCAGATGTTAAGATTCTAGCAGTCAGCAATGTGTATTGCAGATTGATGAATTTTGAAAAGGCTGGAGATTTTGAGTTGGGACACTATCATGATTACGATCATGGTACATTGCTGGCAAAAGGTAAGTTGTTGGTTGAGATGTTTGATAAAGAAGACAACCTTGTGTCAACAAAAGTGTTCACTGCTCCGACGTTCATCATGATTAAGAAAGATAACACACATCGCTTGACAGCGATGGAAGATGATACTCTTGCGACATGCATTCATGCATTAAGAACTATTGACGAGACGATTGTTGATCCAGATTTCTTAGTAGATGAAATGGAACTGTCAGACAACACCATCGCTGATCCATCTAAACCTGGAATTGGTGAAGTTATGCGAGACAGAGGTATGGAGTATCGCCATCTGGCCAACCATCCAGATTCAGATAAGTAAATATATTATTCCAGTGTAGCACAGCGGTAGTGCAGTTGACTGTTAATCAATTGGTCGTAGGTTCGATCCCTGCCACTGGAGCCAATTTGCCCTTCTAGCTCAGTTGGTAGAGCAGCGCATTAGTAATGCGAAGGTCACGTGTTCGAATCATGTGAGGGGCACCAATTAAAGGAAAATTATGACAGACGCTAATGTATCAAATTTTAAACAAGAGTGGGAAGCTAAGAAACTTCTCAAACGTGTCAAGAAAAAGGCAAAGAAAAGTTTGATGCAGCAAGGTGTCAGTCGTAAGAGTGCGACAAAGCAAGTTAACGCTGCGATTAATAGAATCGCATCTAACAAACCAGAAAAACGAGCAGTATCAAGAGGTGGATAATGAGTGATGGTGGTAAAGGATCAAAGTCAAGACCATTCAGCATAGCACATGATGAATACTCTAAGCGTTGGGATGCTATTTTCCAGCGTGACTTACCAAAAGAAGATAACACTGGCACAACTAAAAACGAGTACCAAGATGTTTTAAGTACAGAAGATTGTTTGACAGATAAAAAAGATTAATATCTCAGTGGTGTAATGGCAGCATGTCGGTCTCCAAAATCGTTGGTCGGGGTTCAAGTCCCTGCTGGGATGCCAAATGTGCGGGTATGATGTAAAGGTAACCTGAATCCTTGCCAAGGATTATTTGCGAGTTCGATTCTCGCTACCCGCTCCAGTTTTATTAACTAAAAGAAAGTGATGGTGTATCATGAAACCAATCGACATCGATGAAGTTAAAGCATTCATCGAAGCACAAAGTCCCGAAACCAAAATCTACATCGGTGGTGACTCTGAGCGATTTCTGATTGGAAATGATTGGTACGCTGATTACACGCTAGCGATTGTAGTGCATATTGATGGTAAACATGGTTGTAAGATTTTCGGTGAGGTTCAACGTGAACGTGACTGGGATCAAAAGAAAAACCGACCACGTATGCGTTTAATGAACGAAGTTTACAAGATTGCAGAATTGTATCACAAGCTGCATGATGTCCTAGAAGACAGAGATGTCGAAATTCACTTGGACATCAACCCTAACGAAAAGTATGGGTCAAGCTGTGTTATCCAAGAAGCAACTGGATACATTCGTGGTATGTGCAACGTAGTGCCTATGGTCAAACCAAAAGCATTCGCTGCAAGTTACTGTGCAGATCGTTTGAAGCATATCATGAGCAGCAGAAAAGCTGCCTAAAGTTGCAAAATACTTGTTGTCTTGCAACTTTAGTTGATGTATAATAATGTCTTGTTAGGTTGAGATTGGGATGAATACAGCACGATAAACAATCGTACTAAGTGGAACTGTCTGCTACAGGAGGACTACCGAAAGGTACAATTACGCAGACTAGGGAGCAAACCTGAAGTAATCTGACTCTGGAAAGACAGAAAAATGATGGTGTTCCATCTGATTTTCGTGGGGTTATTCCACTCGCAAGAGAGCACGATGTTTTAAGAAACTACTCGATTCACCCGTTCATCCCGTTGTTTTTTTAAAATGGTTATAGGATAGGTTCAGCAACCCTACAGCGGATTAATACCCGCAACCAAGGTAAGTGAGTTTCGAGTTCTCACTTAAATAAAAAAGTAGGAAACTATCCTGTTGTTTTTTAGGTTCAGTTCAGCAATACATAACATACTTCATAAATGTGTAAAAGTTGAGCCTGTTGAAAGGAAATTGAAATGAATACTTTTGTTAATGCCGTTGTGAATCAAGAAGCACGTACTACTAACGGTATGCGTGCACGTAAATCTACTGCCAATGCGTGCGTAGATTTGTTCTTCAAAATTGGTGCATCTCGTGGTAAGGACATCACCAAAGACTTTGTTGCTGCATACGTAGAAAACAAAGAAGTTGCTCTGCGTATTGCGCTATGGGCACGTGATGCACGAGGTGGTTCTGGTGAACGTGAAATCTTTCGCCAGATTCTAAAGTATCTGGACAAACACGATCCAGATGCTGCGACTGCTCTGCTAAAGAAAGTGCCAGAGGTTGGTCGTTGGGACGA